ACTATCCCTTTTTCAAGGGATAGCCTCCTATTCATTGAATAGGACATTATTAAGTAATAATGCCGCCAATACAATGTATTGGTTTGATTGCTTTAAGCAATTGAACGTTGGATTTTAACCTTCTAGATCTTTCATATGTTTGACTAACATCATAGCTCTTGCCTTTTGTTCCATTTGTAATGGATCAAAACGAAGTTCTTTACGAACTTTCTGGCTTAAGCATATGTTCTGCTTCATTTGTATATATTTTATACGTTCTGAAGAAGAAATGGAATCTAAATCCACTAGTAATAGTGAATCCATTGCTGCTGATAATGTCAATTTATTTTGTGCCATCTTTAATCCGAAGTCGGATAAAGATTTAACACTATTATAAATTGATTGAATCATCACCTTAGGATGTTTACCAGTCTTGAAACCATCACCAATCCATGGTGATAATTTATCAAGATCAAAGTAAATGTTCTTAAGTGATTTTTCAGCATTATAAGCCATACCAACTAGTGCAGCAGAGATTACCCTAGTTAATTCTAGGCTAACATCTTTAGCACTTATAGGTAACATATAGTCATCTCTTTTACAAGTAGAAGAACCAAGAAATATTCTTATTTCTTCATTTGTACATAGATTTTGTCTATATCTAAGCATAAAGTTAAATGGATATAAAATCCCTTTAACCTTATTTAAACCAATTGGTTTCTTAAGAGTTAAAGAATGCAATTGTATAAATTTACTTACACAAACAAGAAGAGTATCCTTATTAAGGAAGGTATTACCTTTCTCAACAAAGAATGAATAGAGGATATTAAAAATAATATATTTATTATTTATATTATCAACTATTCCTCTTATTGGCAATGGAAAAAATTCCATTTTATTTTTGATCCATCTTTTTGCAAATTCATATGTATCATTTGATACATGTGTTTTGTTTCTAGATATTTCAACTTTAAAATCATTCATTATTTCCATATATTTTAGAGCAACATTGTCATTATTAATAACAATGTCATCTCCTAATATGATGTACTTATCAAAGTTTGATAAACCACATCTATTTGCTGCAACTCTCACAATTACGTGATGAGCTAGAGTAAACATTGGTCATGATGATTGTGCTCCCATTGGTTGACCACAGTTATAACTAACTGTATCACCATCAGGAGCTAGGAATTTAGATCCAATCATTATTCTTTCTCAAGAATCTGTCATCTGTTTACCTAAGATTTTCTGTAATACTCTTTTTTGGAATACTATAGGAAATCTATCAGTTGCAGAAGACAGATCAATTGATCAAAACTTAGATTTGTTATCTAAGTCAGTATGTGTAAAGAAGGGTGATTGTGTAAATGTCCGATCACTAGGAATATTTCTTAGTAAATCGAATAATACATCAGCAATTGGTTTTAATACCATTTGTGATCCATAATCAAATATGGCAATAACTCTTTCTTTACATTCTGGATCATGTACAATACTTAATCTTCTAATTAACTTAGTTGATTTAATATTAGATTTAATTTCTGGTAACACTAACTTACTTGCGTAAGATAGAGTTTCAGTAAATAAATCAAGTACAGATTTGGGCAATATACCTATGATCCCTAATCATTGATTGAAATCATATAATTTAATTGTATGATATCAAGTTAATGATTGAGGACCATGAGGTCCAGCTTTTGTTAATAACTTGAAGTTCTTAACATCTCACTGAACTTCTCTAGTACTTATATTTAATTCAGAACATGACTTATCAAGTTCTTCATTAGATATATTATCAATTCCAGATCAATGATCAGTTATTGATTTAGTACTAAAAGGTATAGATTCAGATTTTTGAGGAATTAGTAATTTACTTAGAGTAATAATTGTTAGAACAAATCTCTTTTCGAGATAAGTTCCATTAACTAAAACTTTAAGTTCCTTACATAATGTTGGAAATCCATCTTTATCTACACTAACTCTATTTAGAGAGTTCCGATATGGTTCTCCCGAAATATACTTAGTAATGTGGAGTCTTAATTCCTTAAGATACTTCACTGTAAATAAAGTACCATTATTTTTAATCATTTTATTGATTTTACTCATAAAAATGTTTAAAATAACAGTTTGACGTTTAATTGATGGAAAAAAGACAATCAATAATATTCTTATTATTTGATATGTTTTATTTTTCATTAATTTTAATTGTTTAAGTTTCATTACTTGACATTCGTCACTGTCGTGAGTTGCCGATTAAAAGGTAAAGAACTCCGTAATGTAGGACTATCTTTTTCTTGCGGTCATGTACATTCGTACATGAGAGTTTTCCAAAACTCAGCTATCCCTTGTAAAAGGGATAGT